TGTTACATTACCAATACAGAATAGTCAGCAGGGAATGTTTGGTCAATCGTATACAACTTTAGAAGCGGCTAAATCTAATATAAAAAATTTATTGTTAACTATGAAAGGTGAGCGAGTAATGCAACCAGAGTTTGGGTGTGATTTATTTGCTTCAATATTTGAACCTATGGGTGGTACATCTGAAATAGAGGAGCACAGTAAATTAGCAATCAATGAAGCTATTGAAATATGGTTACCCTATATTAATATTGATGATTTGCAATTTACAGCTACTAATGATGATATAGATAATAATACATTTAAAATTTCATTAATATTTTCTATTAAAGCAGATCCTACTAGATTTGATGAGTTGACTTTTAAAATAGAAGCAGGAACAGGAGCATAATAAATGCCAAAACAAGATATTAAAAAAGAAGTAAAATATTTAAATAAAGATTTTTCAGAATTTAGAAATTCATTAATGGATTATGCAAAAGTTTATTTTCCAAATACATATAACGATTTTAATGAATCTTCTCCTGGTATGATGTTTATAGAAATGGCATCATATGTTGGTGATGTATTATCTTATTATATAGATGCACAATTTAAAGAATCTTTATTGGGATATGCTGAAGAAGAGAAAAATATATTGAGGTTAGCACAGACATTGGGATATAGACCAACATTATCTACTCCGGCTGTAACTAATTTGGATGTTTATATTGTAATACCATCAGATTTAACAAACCCATTAGATCCAAAACCAGATATGGGTTATGCACCTATTATTGGAGCGGGTATGATATTAGGATCATCTTCAACTAATACTTTGTTTAGAACATCTACAGATGTTGATTTTAGAACTAAAGCGACAATAAGTGTATATGAAACAGATGCTGATGGTAGTCCAACAAGGTGGTTATTAAAAAAATCCACACAAGTACAGTCAGGAACTGTAAAAACTTTTACACAGGTATTTGGAAATCCACAAAAGTTTATAACAGCAGAGTTGCCCGATACAAATATAATTGAAATTATAGGTGCTATTGATAATGATGGACAAGCATGGTATGAGACTCCATATTTAGCACAAGATACAGTTTTTACTGATGTAAGTAATTCAGCTGCTAATGATCCGGAGCTAGCTCAGTATAGTGATGATTCACCATATTTGTTAAGATTGAGAAAAACATCTCGAAGATTTATTAGTAGAATAAATAATCTTGGTAAAGTTGAGGTTAGATTTGGATCTGGTGTATCGGATAACGCTGATGAAGAAATAATTCCAAATCCAACTAATATTGGATCACAACTTCCTGGTTCACCAGCTAAAATAGATTTTGCTTTTGATCCATCAAACTTTTTATATACAAGAACATATGGTACGGTACCAAATAATATTTCTATAACATTTACATATTTAGTGGGTGGTGGATTATCAGCTAATGTTCCACAAGGAGATTTGACAAATGTTAATACTGTTTCGTGGAATATTGAAGATGATACATTAGATGCTAATACTGTTAAACAAATGAAATCTTCATTAGCTGTTACTAACCCAGAACCAGCAACTGGTGGTAGAGGTTTAGAATCAATTGAAGAAATTAGAATGAATGCTATGGCTTATTTTTCTACACAAAATAGAGCTGTAACAAAAGAAGATTATATTACCCGCGCCTATTCATTACCATCTAAATATGGAAATATAGCTAAAGTTTATATTGTTCAAGATGAACAATTAAATCAAGCTGATAGGTCTGTTATAACAACAGATAATACTGCTAAAGGTGTAAAAGCAAATGGTGCTAATGGTGGAATTCCTAAATCAAATGGAACTTATGGAGATGGCAATGTAGTTAATGCTGGGTTTATTCCACCACCACCTGTACCTAATGGACCAACAAATGTAGGACCAGCTAGTATACCAAATCCACTAGCATTAAATTTTTACACATTGGGTTACGATTCTAATAAAAAATTAATAAAAATAAATGTTGCTGTCAAATCAAATTTAAAACAATACCTAAGCCAATATAGAATATTAACGGATGCTATTAATATAAAAGATGCTTATATTATTAATATTGGTCTTAATTTTCAAATTTCTGCATTAAAGAATTATAATAAAAGAGATGTAGTGGTAAGATGTATTGATAGGATTAAAGGGTTTTTTGAAATAGATAAGTGGCAAATAAATCAGCCTATTGTTAAAGCAGATATAATTTATGAATTGTCATTGGTGGATGGAGTTCAAAATGTTATAGAAGTAAATGTGGTTAATAAATGGGATTCGGATGACGGATATTCCGGAAATGTATATGATATGAAAGAAGCGACAAGAAATGAAATAGTATATCCATCAGCTGATCCAAGTATTTTTGAATTAAAATATTTTGAAAAAGATATTGAAGGCATGTCAGTTTAATTAAAGGAGACTATTGAATGCATTATTTTATATATCCAACTAAAGATGCTACGATATATAGTGGAAGTGTCGGTGGTGGTTCTATCGTTAAACATAAAATCAATACAGGTTTAGATGCTATTTTAGAAATAGATAAGAGAATTCAACCTGATTATTCAGACGATAATTGGTCTAGAATTTTATTACAATTTGATTTATCAAGTTGGACGACACATTCTAATGAATATTATTATTTAAATTTATATGATGCGGGTACTGAAGAAGTTCCTATATCTAATACATTATATTGTTATGCGGTTAGTCAAAGTTGGAGTATGGGAGCGGGCACATTGAACGATTATCCATCTACTTTAGATGGAGTAACTTGGGTTTGGAGAGATGTTAGTGGTAGTAATAATTGGAGTTCTTCAGGTGGAACTTGGTATGATGATAGTGTTGCTAGTCAATCCTTTGAGTATTCAAGTGATGATATAAGAATGAATGTAACATCTATTGTTGGTGATTGGTTAGATGGAACTAAATCTAATGATGGGTTTATAATAAAAAGAAGTAATACGGAAGAAGGTGATAAAAAGAATTATGGTATTATAAAATATTTTTCTATGGATACTAATACTGTTTATTCACCGAAATTGGATATTGCGTGGGATGATTCAACTTGGTCTACTGGCAGTTTAGCTGCATTAAATGTTACTGGTTCTGATTATGTTTTATATATGAAAGGGTTGGTGGATGAATATAATGAAAAAGGAAAAGTTAGATTTAGAGTTGTAGGGAGAGAACGATTTCCAGAAAAAGTATTTTCTAATACATCTGAATATGCTACCGTTAGTTATTTACCAAGCGGTTCATCGTATTATTCTGTTAGAGATGCTTATACAGATGAAACATTATTTCCTTTTGATGAATTTACAAAATTAAGTTGTGATTCGTCTGGAAATTATTTCGATTTGTGGATGGATAGTTTTCAACCGGAGAGATATTATAAAATCGTATATAAAATAGTTCAGTCAAATGGGTTAGAAAGATATTTTGATGATGATTTTTCGTTTAAAGTTGTGAGGTAGATAGATGCCAATTAGTCCTAAAAAACAAAAAGAACTTCAAAATGAACAACCAGGTAAAAATTCTTCTCAAGAACTAAAAGAAAAAGAAAAAAGACAACAGAAGGCTGCGGCTGAGGTTTCTAAAAATCTTGGTCAAGTTGAGAAAAATATTAGGGATGCTGGTGGTAGGGTTGTTTTATTTCAAGATAAGGAAACTGGCAATGCTGTAGATTTACCAAATCAACATATTACAGTTAAATTAACAACTCCTGTATATGATGAAGAAGAAGTTGGAGTAGTTATAGATAATGTAGTTGATGAATTACTTCCTAAAAAAAGAGTAGCTCCAACAGAAATAACATTAGCTGAAAGGATTAGAAAATTTTTTGTAGACTATGAACAATTAAGAGATCCTATTTGGAGTTCTAATGAAATGGCAAATCAAGATTCTCATAAATATTTGGTTAAACAAAGTAAAACATATTTACCAATACCAAAAGTACCATTAAAATATGATGGAGATATTGTTGGAACTAAAGGAGAGGGTCAATTGATGGATGGTAATATTATAAAATTGAGAGAAGCTGTATTTCTTCCGGCTATGAAGGGATATAAAATTGATTTGTATGGGTTAACAAAAAAGGTGAATCCTGTTTTACTTGTAAAAGATATATTAACTGTAATTATAACTAAGTTAAATAGATTGGGAGTTAAGGAGATTGATCCGAAGCAATTTACAAGTCGTGTAAAAAGAGCTTTATTAGCTAAATA